CCAATCCTCTCAGTTCCGATAATTTAACAAATAACGATAAAAACACAGTTTTTTGACGTAAAAAACGTTATTTTTAGAGAAAAGACAAAATGTTAAAAATTAATTGATACTAGTGTTATGCACAGAGTGATGGGTACGTCTAGCAGGGCTGCTGAATCAAACGCATGAAGCTAAGACACCGCGCTTGTGCATGTATTTTACACATTATTCAGAATGGAGTATAATAGATTTAATTAAATAAACTTTTATCTATACAAACCTCAGATGACAGGTGACTTGTTATAGTCGCGTTGTCGTTTTGAAATGTAAAAAATACATTACGGAGGTTTGACTCAGAATCTAGCCTCTGTAGCTAGGTTTTTTTTATGGATTGTAGACCATATAGATTTAAAGAAGATAGATATCCGCCCCCTTATGAGGGCGAATGTGGAGAAGAATGTTGGTACTACGAAATTTGTAAATCTAGAAACTCTGGTGATAGAATTTTGAGTATTAATTGGATCACGTTCTATGTTTTTCTGGGGAAACAAAGGTCGTTAAACACGATACGAAGAATGCTTAGATTTAAAAGACTATGAGAATTATAAGTGATGCAGGATTGCAACGACGAATTAATTATACTCCACATGCTGCTCAACAGACCATATTAGATGGGATGAAGCGATATACTATTATTGCTGCAGGCAGACGATTCGGAAAATCGAACCTATGCGGTTACCTTGCTCTTAGAGAGTTGCTTACTTCTAATAAGAAAATATGGGTGGTCGCTCCCAACTATGAGTTGACCAAGAAAACGTTTAATTATATTGTTGGTTGGATTACTAGATATTTTCCAGATAAGTCTTTTAAGGTGACACAGTCGCCCATGCCTAAAATAGAATGTTTTACTGGAAGCATACTAGAGGGGAAGTCTACAGAAAACTTGCTTTCGTTGATGGGAGAAGAATTAGATTTATGTATTGTTGATGAAGCTTCAGCAATGAGTCCATTAGTTTGGGAAATGTATTTGTACCCTACACTAATGAACCGGCAAGGCAAAGCACTTTTTATAAGTACTCCCAAGGGGAGAAACTGGTTTTATAAGTTGTATAACAAGGGGAATAAAGATGACGCAGAATATTCCCGATTTCAATACACATCGAAAGACAACCCGACTATTCCTAATTTAGAAAAACAATGGGAAGAAGCCAAATCCTCATTGCCTAAAGCAGTATTCGACCAAGAATACAGAGCTTGGTTCCTATCAAATGCAGCATCAGTCTTCAGAAATGTCGAACTGGTTGCCACTTCAAAATTAATGGAACCAGAAGGTGGTCACAATTACGTCATGGGTGTTGACCTGGGCAAATACCATGACTTCACAGTAATTACTGTCATAGACAGAATGAACCACCACGTAGTTCATTGGGATAGATTCCAAGCAATAGGATGGCCTTTGCAGATTAGAAGAATTATAGATACTTCCAAGAAATACAATGATGCGTTAGTCAATGTTGATGCTACTGCAGTAGGCGACCCAATCGCTGAAGAATTAATGAATGCAGGATTGTCAGTCAATGAATTCAAATACTCGAACACAATGAAGAACAAATTAATACTTAAGCTCTCGAGTTTTATAGAACACCAAAGAATTAGATACCCAGACAATGAAATATTAATAGATGAATTAAATAGTTTTGGATACAATATATCGAAAGAGGGTAATACAAAATATTCAGCACCAGAAGGTGCACACGATGATTGTGTTAACTCTCTAGCTCTAGCAGTATATGAGTTGAACGAGGTTCCTGATGGAGCTCCAGAAACTGAAATAATAACGTACCCAACTACAGAATATTAAGGGGAAAATAAATGAGTTACACACCTTCTATAATAGAAGAACAAGCTATAAATTTAATAAAAAACGAAAAGAATGCCTGGCGTGAAGGTGAAGTCCGACTTACTGAAGACATCTCTTTCAATTGCAGAAATATTATCAAGAAGGCCAGAAAGAATTATTTCAATATTTATGATTCACCCAATGATCCAGTTACAGGACGAAGAAAGCTTTATGTCCCACTAACTCGGGATATGGTAGAAACCACAGTTAAGAATATTGACATAGATACTAAGAATATTCAGGTTAAAGCTAAAAACCCAGATTCGTATGTCATTGCGGGGCTTGCGGGCATGATTCTCAGATCGAAATTAGATGAAATTCGATTCGGACAAATTTTAAATAGAGCTATTAGAAAATGTGCAGTTGAAGGTGTTGCAGTATTAAAACATTTAAAGGTAGGTAGCAATTCAACAATCACAATTCCAGAAAATTTAAATTTTTATACAGACCCTACCGCTACATATTTAAATGAATCAGCAGGTAATATAGAAGTAAACTATTTAACAGTAGACGAAGCTAAAAAATATCCATGGGCAAATTTAGAATATTTAGTTGGACAAACATCAATAATAAGAACCGAGGACATCCCTCAGGTTTCTACATCGATACCGTATGTAGAAATTACCGAAAGGTGGGGATTAATGCCGCGGTCTTTTTTGACGCATGATGAAGCAGATAAAAACGAATATTTAGAAGGAGTGATTATTGCTTCAAATCTTAGTCACGGTCCGATAGTTCATTTAATTGCAGAAAACAAAACTGGTCAACGTCCATATGTAGAATTCAGAACTAAAATGTATGATGGACGATGGTTGGGATTAGGGATCGGCGAAGACCTGTTCGATTTGCAAGCTTACATCAATGAAGTATTCAATGTTAGATTGAATACAGCCAGAATCAAGCAACTTGGTTTATTTCAAATTCGAAAAGGTTCAGGTATTACGCAATCAATGCTGAATCAACTTCACGGTGCTGGAGCTATTCAAGTTTCAGGGATAGGAAAAGATATTGCAGAACTCCGAACTTCAGATATAAAACCATCATCATATAAAGATGAAGATCAAGCTTATCAGTGGGCGCAACGAATGACAGGAGCTTGGGAAATAGGTAGAGGAGAAAGTTTACCTGCATCGCAACCCGCCACAACTGCAGTTTTACAAGATCGAGGAATGCAAACAGGATTCTCTCTTCAACAAGAAGAACTTGGATTTAGTATTAGTCAATTCGTTGAAACATTATTCCTTCCAGCAATTTTAGATAATTTAACAGAAAAAGAAATAGTCAGAGTTACAGGCGATCCGAAATTATTAGAAGACTTAGATACTGCTCAAACTAATGATGTGATCAATTACGAGATTGTAGACTATTACAAACGTAATGGTTATTATCCAGACAAGATGAACATTGAAGCAATGCGAAATAAAGCTATGGTCAAACTTAGAAAACTAGGTAAAGACCGATTTGTTAAAATTAGAAAGACATTATTCAATCCTAAAGCAATATTAGACGCAGTAGATATTTATGTTACTGAAGAAACTGTAAATAAAGCAGTGTTAGCCAAACAACTAAACGATATATTGTTTACATATTCTCAAATCTCTGGATTGAATATTGATACAGACTTAATTATGAAAGAAATGTTCGATCTGATGGGATTATCTGGAGAAAGATTTATTAGAAGACCTGATGATACACCAGTAGCTACTCCCGCTGTTCAGGGCTTACCCACTATGCAAGAAGCATTAGCTAAAAGTGGAGTTTTAAGAGGTCGGGGTGTGCCCAAAGCAGCTGCAAGAGGAGGAGCAGAAGGAACTGCACAAGCAACTACAATGGAAAGAACCGGCAAAGCTGGTACACCATCATTATAATTAACAAGGGGTTAGAAAAAAATATGACAAAAGATACAAAAATGAAAGAAGTTACTCCCGACAAACCATATTCGGAATGTCCAGAGGAACCAAAAGAGTATTATCCACATTTTCGATTGAAACTTGAGGATATTCCAGAAGCCAAGGGTTGGTCAATTGGAGAAAAATATATTCTACTGATTGGCGTTGAACAAGTTGCAATTCGAGAAGATAAAAAGGGTGGAGAAGTAACGTTTGATGTTAAAAAAGTTAAAGCCATAGGAAGAAATCCTTGTAAAAAGGAGAAATAAGCGATGCCTTACGGTGGAACAACACCATCTCAAGATAAGAAGATTGAACGTTGTGTGAAGAGTAAAATGTCAGACCCAAAGTTCAAACCTTATCGAGGAAATACAAAGAAGCAAAGTGCTATTGCATTATGCAAAGCAGCAGTTTTAAAAGTATCTAAAAAATAATGGAATCAAGTAACTTACAACAACACGATATTAAAGAATTGTTAAAGAACGAAGGATTTAAATCAGCATTAAAATTGTTAGTATTGAAGATATACAATCTTGATACAGTACGTGAAATTAACGATAGTCAAGACATGTCCGAAATAGGACATCGACAACTTGCAAATAAATTAGCAATAGAATTAGTAGAATCTTGGATTAGTGAAATATTTGGAGTAGAGGATTTTGATGAATTTTCTGCTTTGGATATTTCTGAGAATGAGATATTCAAGAGAATTGATAACAAGTCAAACCTCTCGGACTAATAATAAAGGTCGACCCGAGAAATGCAAAATAACGCTTAACAAAAAAATATGGAAGAAAAAGACAAACCTTTGACCGACCCTTCAGAGCAGGACGTTAGTTCTGAAGAAGGGAAAGATGTTAAAGCTACATCAAGTCCGGAAGATAAGGAATTAGAAAAAGAAATTGAAGAAGCTGCTAAAAAACTCATTGGTGAAGATCCAGCAGATCCAGTCGATGACACTAAAGCAGCAGACGATAGTAAGGACGACAAGGATGATAAGGGAACCACAGACAATGACGATACTAAAACTGATGATGTGCAATTAACTGCATTGAATAAACTATCTGGACGTAATTTCAAATCCGTAGATGAATTTGAAAAACATTATAAGAATCTATCTACATTTGTAGGTACAAATCCTGAAGAACTTAAAAAGAAGGCAGACGAATATGATAAATTGATGTCTGATGCTTCTAAGGCTGCCGACGAAGTAAAGGCAGATAAAACTAAAAACGTTCAAAAGAAAGCAGACCCAGTCTTAGATGCAAGTATATCTAGACTAGATGCTATCGAAAAGGAACTACAAAAAGAAAAATTTCTTAAATTATATCCAGAAACAGAATCAATGTATGACATAATTGTATTACAAGCCGAAAAGACTGGTAAAACTACGGGTGAAATATACTCTGGATCAGAATTAGAATCATTATTGACTAGTAAAAAAGAATTTGATGAAGCTAAAGCCAACGACAAAGGCGTTGGGGTTCACAGTAAAGGTAGGTTAGCTCCGACCAAAGGAGATAAACTTACTGGTCTAGTTAGTGAATTAAAAAACACGCAACGGGGTGGTAAACGACGGGATGTTGATGAAATTAAACAACGTCTTGTTGAAGAAGCTCTAGATATGAATCTTAAAGACCAGACAATATAATCTCTTGGCGACTAACTGAACAATACACATGTTATACATATTAAAGTATTTGATCCTAGCAACCGATGAAGAAGTACGAACATACGGCGACGTTTCACGTAAGGAAGATGTTCTTGGTTTGGTTGAAATTCTAACTGCTGAAGAAAACTACTTTCTAAACAACTTAGGCAAAACTGGTTCTAAGGATATGGTACATATCACCTTGACCGACACACTTCGAACAGCTGCATCAGCTGCTGTTGCTGAAGGTGGAGATTATACAATGGGTGCTAAAACCACTCCTTCTAGATTGCAAAACGTTGTAGAAATCGTAGCCATTCCTTTCGCAGTTACACGATCTCAACAACAAATTCAAAAACATACCGGTGAAAACGAATTGAGTCGACAAACCACTAAAGCTTTGATGGATTGGGGTAATGCTGCAGAATTCGATTTAGTTCGATCAGCCATTGCTTCAGGTGTTTCTGGTACTATTCCTAAGATGAGTAAAATTAAAAATAAAATATTATTAGTTTAAGTTAATATTATGACAAAAAGTTGGAATAAAGATAAGACTAAAAAGACAGATAAACGAATTGCAAAACAAGGTACTACGTTAAGTAAACAATGGGATAATAATGAATTTAGAGACAATCACAGTGGTGAAAAAGCAAATCGTTGGACTGGTGGCAAAGGGGGATACTGGAGAGGAAAGATATTAGATAGAGACGATGGAACTTGTCAAATTTGTGGATTACAAGAAAGAGAAATCATGGATATAGATCACATAGTTCCAAATTGCATAGAGCCAATTAAAGAATCTGAGATTGGTCAGAATCTAGATAAATTTCAAACTATATGCCCTAATTGTCATAGAAGAAAGACGATAAAAGAAAATAGAGAATTAAAAATAACTTGGATTAATAGAAAAGATAAAAGCTTCTAGATGATACTGCTCATCTAAAATCCCGCTAAAACGGTGAAAACACCCAAGTCAACGCCGTGCTAGCAGAGATAAAACCTAAGTTTCACGATATGGTTATCTCGGGCAAGTGTAGAGACTTTACACGGGACTCTTCGAAAGAAGATGAAGACAAAGTCCAATAACGGGTATTCTAGAAGCTATCAGTCGAGCTGAAACTTATTCAGCACAAACTTCCGGAACAGCTTTTGCTGCAACAATCTTGTCTGCTATGATGATGGATTCTTGGGATGATGGTAATGGTGACGTGGCTACTGATCTTTTCTTAGGTTCATACCTAAGAGATGTCATGGATACATTTACAACTAAATTTGCTGCTCATGTTGCAACACCTGATGTAAAGAGTATCGTAAATGCTACAAGTACATACTCCACCTCTTTTGGTGATGTAATGGTACACACCCACCGATACCTTAATCAATCTGGTGATACAACTGGAAGAGCTTTATTGCTTCGACCAGACAAACTAAAGATTGCGTATCTACAACGACCATTCATTGACACAGGATTAGCACGAAGTGGTGACTATGACAAGCGAGCGATTGTTGGTAAGATGACTCTGGAAGTGCGCAATCAACTTGGGCACGTGTTCCAGGACGGATATAATATTGGGTGATTAGATTTATAAGTAGTTAAATAATTTTAACACTTACTCATTCGGGAATTTTACTTATTCTGATTTTCCCGAATGCAGAATAAGAGTAAGTAGTAAGATAATCAATATGGCATTTCAAAAAGGAAATCAATATGCTAAAAAATTGAAA